CTTCAGGTTTTAAGGCTGAAAAACTATACTCTGTTTTGCCTGAAAATGGTAATGGAGATTTTACTCACGATAGAAACGGAAGTACTGCAACAAGAGTAAACAAAGATGGATATGTTGAAACAGCATCGGCAGATGTGCCAAGATTAGACTATTCTTTAATAAATGGTGTAGTACAAGACTGCCCACATTTACTTTTAGAACCACAACGCACTAATCTTTATAAATATCACACATTAAGGCTTGAAACAACCCAATCTAATGCAACTAAAACTGCCAATACAACAGACGTTTTATCTCCTGCTAATGATAATACAGCGACCAAATTAACTACAACAGTTAAGAGTACAGAAGGTAAGTCAGGAGTTATTGCAAAAACAGCAGATGGAAATAACCATAATTTTACAGCAAACACAGATTATGTATCAAGTGTATTTGTAAAAAAAGGAACTTTTGATTTTATACAATTTACATTAGAAAATTTTAGTGGGTTTGCAGCGAGTGTATATTTTGATGTTTCTACAGGTGCAGTAGGCACAGAAACAAATGCCACAGGATTTATAGAAAACTATGGCAATGGTTGGTACAGGTGTAGTATGAAATTTAACTTAGGTTCAAATGCTGATTTAAGTGGTAGGGTTTTGTTTAGATTTGCAGAATCAGATGGAGATAATAATGTACCAAGAACTGGTGCGGAAAGTATGTACTTTTGGGGAGCGCAGTTAGAAGAAGGTTCATATCCTACATCACTTATTCAAACAGATGGTACTTCCGAAACAAGAAGTGCAGATGTATGTAACGGTGCAGGAACAAGTGCAGAGTTTAACGATAGTGAGGGTGTGTTGTATGTTGAAACAGAACCCTTTATAGATGGCGATTTTCAAAGTCAATACATATCCTTAAGTGATGGTACATCAGGAGATAACTTTGTAGCAATTCAACATAGAAATACTGGTCAATTAAGAATATATGCAGGAGGTTTTGATACCGCAAATATTCAATTTCTTGAAAATTTAGATATGGCACAAAACTTAAAAATAGCTGCGCAGTATAAAGAAAATGATTATAAACTATTTGTTAATGGTACGCAATATTCTTTATATTCAAGCGGTGGAAACCAACCTTCTTTGTCAGGACTATCACAATTAGATTTTACTGTAAGGGGCGGTTCAAATCAAAAATGGTTTGCGAAAGTAAAACAACTTGCAGTATTTAACCAAGCACTTACAGATAGCGAATTAGTAGCATTAACAACGTAATTATGGCAACATTATTTAAGAAATACGAATTTGACAGCCAAGAACAAGCAAAGTCTAAAATAGATGCTCTACCGCACGTTCAAGACGAGGATGGTAATAACGTACCAAACCACCGTCATAGTATCGTTAAATTAGGTTATTTGTACACTACAGAGCCTACTTACGATGAAGATGGTAACGAACTAACAGCAGGAGTACGAAGCGGTAGGTATTCGGTAGATGTGCTTTGGAAAGACTTAACATCTTCGCCTTACGGATGGGTAGGTAAAGAAGTAACACCAGCAGGTAATGGAGTACATACTTTTGCAGGACACAACTTTAGTTAATGATATAAGAAGCAAATGGCAAAACAAGTAATCGGAGTAGGAGCTTCAGCAAACGATGGAACAGGAGATAACCTGAGAGATGCCTTCATCAAAGTCAATGATAATTTTACAGAACTTTATGATGATGATGCGGGAGATGTTGGAAGCATAATCGCAGGAACAGGAATCAGCGTAGATCAAGCAACTGGAAATGTAACAGTTACAAATGATTCTCCCAATGAAACACACACAGGAGATGTTACAGGTGCAACAGCACTAACAATTGCAAATAATGCTGTAACAACTGATAAAATTGCAGGCAACGCTGTCACTTTCCCAAAGCTTTCAGGAACATTTACTTCCGAAGGATCAATTACAACATTAACTGGAACTGTTTCTTTTGATTGTGATTCAGCTTCAACATTTAAACTTTCAGGGGATTTAACAGGAGCATACACGATTAGCCTAACAGGATATACAAGAGGTCAAGTAATCACAATTTATCCATTAAAAGGAAATCAAACTTTAAATTTAGCTGCTCAAGGATCAAGCACAAATACTTTCAACAAAATTGGAGGTGATTACAATGATGATGGCACAGCAAGTAATGTTCTTCAAATAGAATGTGTAGATGCATCTGCAACTGATCCGGTTTTCTTTTATTCAATTGCTGAATTTACATCAGCTTCATCTGATATATAAATTATGGCATTAAACAAAAGAATTTTAAAATTTGGATCTCCCGCTGTATCTGAAGCAACTATTGAAGCATTGATTATTGGTGGCGGTGCCGGTGGAGGTAGAGCAAGAGTTATTATAAGCGGAATCCAAAATCTTGCTGGTGGAGGTGGCGGTGCTGGTGAATTTTTAAATATTACTGGACAATTAATACAATTAAATGAAAACCATACCGTAACTGTTGGTGCTGGCGGAACTTATGAAACTAACGGATCAGATTCAAGTTTTTTAACCTCCGGAAATCAAGCAACTACTTTTGATTATACTTGTAACGGTGGTGGTTATGGCGGTAGAAGGGCATTACCTGGAGGTGATGGTGGATCAGGTGGCGGAGGTGCTGGTGCTTCTAGCTCATCTGAAACTGTTGGAGGGAACTCTGTAAAAAATGAATCTGCTTTCGGATCTTTAGGTAATGATGGAGGTAATGGAAATACCGTTAATCGCAATAGAGGTGCTGGTGGTGGCGGAGGTGCTGGAGCTGCCGGAAGTGGAACCTCTACCGAAAATGGAGGTAATGGTGGTAATGGTTCTTCCAGCAGTATTACTGGAACTTCTGTAACTTACGCTGGCGGTGGCGGAGGCGGTGCTGATAGTCTATATGGAGGGGTCCCCGGAACTGGAGGTACTGGTGGCGGAGGCTCTCATTCAAATGGAACAGTAAACACTGGTAGTGGCGGTGGTGGTGGAAGCTACAATAGTTCAAGCGGTAGAAGTGGAGGATCTGGGATAGTCATAATAAAATATTCAGATACTTTGACTCTTACAGTGGGAAGTAATTTAACAAGCAGTACAGACACATCAGTCTCTGGATTTAAAATTACTTCTTTTACAGCCGGATCAGATACCATTAGTTGGTCATAATAAAATAAAAAAAATAATATGGCACATTACGCTTTTTTAGATAAAAACAATATTGTTGTAGAGGTAATTGTTGGGGTTGATGAAGGCTCTAACGGGAGAACGATAGAACAAATTGAGGAATCTTACGAATCTTTTAAAGGTTTGAAGTGTAAAAAGACATCATACAATACTTATGGTGGAGAACATCTTTTAGGTGGTGTTCCTTACAGAAAAAATTATGCAGGAATTGGATATACTTTTGACGAATCAAGAGATGCATTTATTCCACCAAAGTTAGAAGGTTTTGACAGCTGGGTAATAGATGAAGAAACTTGTCTTTGGACAGCACCTGTTCCCTATCCGGATGATGACAACGATTATTATTGGGATGAAGATAATTTACAATGGATTGAATTTAAAGAAATCTCGTAACTAAAAAAAAGTTACTATGGAAGATATGAAGATATTCGGATTATACGCAATGAATCTTTTTGCTTTAGCTTTTAGCGTTTCAGAAATAAACGCATACCTACAAATGCTTGTGATGTTATCAACTTTGACATTCACATTAATTCAAATAATAAAAGCCCTTAAAAAATGAAAATGCCTACAAATGGAGTTGCCAAAGATATCAGACACTATGTTGGTGCTTTGATTGTCTTTTTTTTAGTAATTGTAATTTTGTTTTATTTAACGAAATATCAGATACCAAGAGAAAACTCTCAAATCGTTAATACTTTGATTGGTATGATCGCAGCTTCGATTGCAATGGTTATTAGTTCAATTACCGGAAGAAACCCGGATGATCTTGAATCAGCTAAAAAAGAAATTGGTGCTTTAAAAATGAAGGTTGATACTTTGGTTGATCAAAAAGATCAGCTTGAAAATATGCTTATCAAGGTTCAGGATGATATGATTGACAGATTAATGTTGGCCAAAGCAATGCAATATGATGATTGCAAAACAGGAAAATGCGGTTGTAAAAACAAATGTAAAGATGCTTGAATTTTTTAGATATGAGGAATTTGATTCTCCAGACTTGCCTAATAGTGGCAGGGCTAATATGGACGCTGACTTTCTTAGAATGCTCGATCACGCGAGAGGGATTGCTCGTGTACCCTTCAAGATCACTTCAGGATACAGAACTGAGGAACATAATGAGAAAGTTGGAGGTGTCAAGAACTCAAGCCATATCAAGGGAAAAGCAGTTGATATTGCAGTTTCCTCATCAAGAGAAAGATGGAACATATTACAGGCCTTGCAAAGTGCAGGGTTTAATAGATTTGGACTTGCAAAAACCTTCATCCACGTTGATAATGATGGAGAAAAGTCAGCCAATGTCATATGGACTTACTAACACAGTTGGAGTAACAACAACAATTGAATAATGTTTAAATTCATTTTAGGATTGCTTGGTGGGGGAAAGAGTGGAAAAACCCCTGTTGGAAATCTTGCTTGGGAAATCAGAGAAGCAATCAAGGGAAAAGAACTTGATCCAAAAGAATTAATCGAATTACAGACTGAAATTAACAAAGCCGAAGCACAACACAGATCGTTGTTTGTTGCAGGTTGGAGACCAAGTGTTGGATGGGGTTGTTCATTAGCCTTCTTTTATCACTTTGTTATCTTCCCAATAATCAGAACAATTTTTCCTGAACAGGAATTTCCGGAGTTGGAAACAGAACCTTTGTTTACAGTTTTGATGGGTATGCTTGGCCTTGGTGGTTTGAGAACATATGAAAAGTTAAAGGATAAAACAAGATAGTTTTCCCTTATATTTAAGAATATAATATAATAAAGATTATCATATAATCTAGATTATATTGTTTTTTTTTGTTTAATTTTAAAATCCAACAAATGTCAGAAGAAATGAGAATTAGGAATCTTGCAGAAAAAATTGCCAAAGATTTTGCATTATCAGTAAGAGAAAGAACAGACCTTTTACTTCAGCTTGATGCAAATCAATACACGAATCTTGGAATTGATTCTTTAAAAGGTGAAAAGAACAAAGTCAAGTCAGACTCAAAATTCATTTACAAACAAATCAAAGGGATAGATGAGCCAACCGGTAATCTTCTCTTGAATCATTTAGATGCCTAAATCAAAGAAGCCCACAAAAAGCAAACTTGTAAAAAAGCTTGACATTGTTTTTTCAAGATGGGTTCGATTGTCAAATTCTGATGACAAAGGTTATTGTGAATGTGTTACTTGCAACAAGAAAGTTCATTGGTATGATATTCAGGCAGGACACTTTATGTCAAGAAGGCATTATTCAACAAGGCAAACAATACGAGTATTCGATTTACTTGGGAAAGTCGCTCTCTGATGATCTATTGGCCAAATCAAGGCAGTTAGTCAAGTATTCAGTTGTCGATTTGCAAAATATGATTGATTTTTACACAAACGAACTGAAGGCTTTGGAATATTGACAAAAGATTACTAAATTCGTATGGTATTTCATAATACTTTTAGTTATTCATTCAGTTTTAGGGGGAGGGTTGCTCTGAATACCTTCCCTCTTTTTTTTGGTAAATCAAAGAATTTTTTTATTTTTGGGATAAATGAATAACAATTTACAAATGGATTCTCTTAAAATTTCATTTAACGAAAGATTCTGGTCGGGCTATTCTGACCAAAGACTGCGAGAGATTATTGCAGATGATTCGTTCCTTGATTCTTACAGGAATGATGCAAAAAAAGAACTAACTAAACGACATACCAACGATGACTTATAAAGAAGATTTGTTGCGACTGCAAGAAGCAGAGATCGTTGCCTTACGGGGCAAGGTGCAAGAATTAGAAGCTAAATTAGAACTATTTAATCAAGAACAATGGAAAGAAAGACAGGAACGATAAAAATGTTCCAACCTGCGATGCCACCAACTTATGTTGGACACGGAGGAAAAACTATGAACTCTTGGTTGGTAACTATGGAGGATGGAAATCGATTTAAGTTTTCATCTATCGGTGATTTTAAATACCAACCCGGTACAAGAATCGGCTTTGATGTCGATATGAACAACAACTATGCACTAAAGGTTGCAAAAAATGTAGACAACCTTGACCAGCCAAAACCACCGGTTGCAAGTTTCAGCAATGTAGGTGCGGGAAAAGGATCAAAGGATGATTTTATTTTGTTGCAAGTATGCTTCAAAGAAGTTATGCAAGCCTTTGGCAAAGATTACGAACATTTAGTATTAACCAAAACAGAAGAATATTACGATGGACTTAAAAGTA